ACTTACAAGAAAGCAGAACAGGTTTTAAATAATCCAGAGAAGTATATCAATCAAGTGGTGGATAAGGTTGTTGATAGAGTTGTTGAAGAACAGGTAAATAAAGCATTCGAAAAATTACCTATTCCCAAACTAAATACTGGGATGTTTAAGTTACCTTTCTGATGTCATTAAAAGATCCCTACATCTATCGTATCAAACAAATCACAAGAGTAATCGATGGCGACACTATTGATGCTGACATTGATTTGGGTTTTGATATCTCCCTTACTAAGCGAATTCGTCTTGCTGGTGTCGATACCCCAGAGAGCAGAACAGCTGATGCGAATGAAAAGAAATATGGTCTCGAATCTAAAGAATGGCTTAAACATCAATTAGAAGGTGCGGTAGATATTATTATCAAGACAGAATTGCCAGACAGCACGGAGAAATATGGACGTATTCTTGGCCATCTGTTTGTGGGCAGCGATCACTTACACTCTCTCAATGAGAAAATGATTGTTGAAGGGTATGCTTGGACTTATGATGGTGGGACCAAGAAGAAAAACTTTCCTGAACTTGATGCGAAGCGTAAGAAGTAATCACTTATCATGAAACTTTTTATATTGTTCTAACTTCTGCTTCTTCTGTTCTTTTTTGAGTATCTTATTAAGTTTCTTTTGATGTTCAAAAGCAAAAAAATCTTGAACTTCATAATCAGTCAAATCTTTATTCAAAAGTTTTTTACTGCGGATCCAAAATTGGTTTGCTATTGGTTTAAAGAACTTTAATAGAAACTCTACTGCCGACTTACCTAGAAGTGCCGCTGCTGTTGCTGCCATTGCAGTAGTACCTGCCAGTGCCACTTCTTTGTTTGTGGGTACTGGAACTGCTCCCAAAATAGGAACATGTATCTCTGCTGATATAGGTTTCTCTGTGTTTGATTGAGTGCCCGTAGTATCTGCGGATGGTTCGGATTTGTTTTGTTGTGGTTGAACAGCATTAATTGCTGGTATTATTCTTGGCGGTGAATCAGATAGTTTTCTTTCTTTTTCCTTTTCTTCTTTCTCCTGCGACTGCTGTTTTTCGTTATTTGATTTTACGGCAGCATCATATTCCGCCTGTGTAGGTACATCAATCACAGGATACTTTATATTAGGTCGTGGCACATCCACTATGGGAGGTGCCAGACCATTAGTAAATGGAACCGACCCTTTAGGTGACGGGAGTTGCTCTACTATAGTCGGGGCTATCCCCTGGATCGCAGTTTGAGCAACCTGGGGTTGCTTCGGCGGCGACAGTTGGTTCGACTGGAGCGATGGGATCAATGATGAATTCGGGTTCGGGATCCCTTCTAGTGGGTTTATCGGCATCGTCGTCTTTATCTCCCTTCTTTAGGGTATCAACTCCAAAGGTTGCTGCAGCAGCAGTGAATACTGTAGCAATAAATGTAGGGTCCATCTTAGCGAGTAGACCAGCATAACTAGCAGTTAGAAGAGCGGCACTCCAACTCAAAACACTAATCCTAATAATCGTGCTCATACATTTTTCCTTTTTGTTTTCGGCCATTTGTCTTTAAGGGTTAATCGTGGGTTACTTTTTCCAAGATTCGCCTTCTGCTTTTCTTCTACGGGCAAGTCCTGCTTCTACATTAGAACCAGGATTTCTGTACAAGTAAAGCGCATCGGGAACTTCGTCCCATTCTTTATTCTTCAGTGTGCGTGTAATAGTATTGAAGTTATCGCCACCATAAAAACCAGCGCCAAGATTATAAGCAAAGGAGAGAAGTGCTCCTCTTTGTCCATCAGACATTTCATTCCAATGTGGTATTTTACGAAGTGCTGGAAGAAAGTGCTTGCGGCATTCGTCAACTAGTAATGAATCTGCCTCTGCTTGAGTGATGGTTTGTCCCATTCTAAATGGGCCACCATTCTTATCTCTGGTGCTTCCCCAGCCAATAGTGATTGGAAGATTGCCAGAAAGAGGATCTGGATATGCATTCAACCTACAGCCTTCAAACTCTTTAATGAGTTTAAGTCCAGATGCAGGAAGATCATCGCCACCAGATGCTACAGCAGGTAAAGATACTTTTTCTGCTGCAGCACTATGCTTTTTTCCTCTATAAATTTCTGCCCACTCTACATTATCCTCAAGATATTTTGCAGGTAGGTGATCTTCCATCCACTGAACACCCTTCACATGGTTGGGGTTCTTTTCATCATAATACTTGAAGAAGTTGTGTAAATCTACTTTTGCCATTGTTCTATCTCCTATCAGTTAAAAATACGACCCCAGCCATCGTTGCCACCTGGGCACCAACGATGCTTGAGAACTGCTTTTGTGTAAATGGTCTTCTTGCCATTCTCTACTGGACCAGTATAGTTATCATTTAATGAACCATAAGGATCATTAATATAATATCCTTTACCATCAGGAGTAGTACCGATAACTACAACCATGTGCCCGCCAGTAGGTGCAGAAAGAGAACCCCTGTGCAGAATCCCAATAACGACAGGTTTGCCAGCGGATAAACTTTTATCAATATCAGAAAAAGAAAGATTGTAACTAAAGTGTGACTTAACACCATAACCTTCAAGAACACGGGTTTGAACTTCGTGATCTGTTGAGTCACCAATTGCGAATACTTTTTGAACATAGGCATCATCGCCCTTTGCTCCTTTGAGTGTACCTGGTTTTAGAAACTCAAGACACATCGCACACGAAGAAGAGTTACAAGTTCTATGTGCGTCTCTGTAATTATCTACTTGATTGAAATAAGGAACTGCCAATACTGCTGGAGTAGGTGGCTTAGTTCTGAAAATCTGTACCCATTCAGTTTCAGAATCATCCATATATTCAGCAGGAAGGTTATCTTCTAACCACTGTACTGCTGCTACATGATCTGCGTTCTTCTCATCATAATACTTAAAAAAGTTATGAAGATCTAGAGTCATAGTCCTCTTTATAATTGCACTAAGGTATTTATAAAAAAAGCGCCCTTTTGGGGCGCTTGATTATGTTCAGTAGATCACCATACTCCAGGAATTACCTGGCCAGTAAGTGCATAAGCACCCATAGCAGCAATGACACCAATCATTGCAAACCAACCATTAATACGTTCTGCGCGTTCGTTCATTGTTTTTCTCCTTAATAAGTTTTTGAAAGTTGATTGACGGAATGTGCAAGAAGCACAAAGAAGACAATACTGGTAACAGTAAAGATTGCTTCTCCCATCAGATTACACCAAAGAAGAGGTGTCCTGTTGTTGCATAGGATACAATTGCAGCAACAAATCCAAGCATTGCCCAACGTCCATTAGCAAGCTCTGCTCTTTCGTTGTGTGTCATCATACCATATTTGATGGCATCTTCATCAGAGATGTACATCTTAGGCTCACGAGCGAACATATTTTGTTGCCCAAACTCATTAGTCGTTACAGTCATTTTCCGTTTTGTTACGAAACATTACAATATTATATAGGAAACGTAAAGAAAAGTCAAGGGTTTTTATGTGCCTTGTTGTGCTGCTGAATTTTCGGTTATCCGACCCAAATAAGGATCATAATCCATATATTCCTTAATATCAATATTAGCCCCGTTCTGTTCCCAGAATTGGGATAAGGCATTATAGTTTGCCTTATGAAATGCATCAATATGATCTGGATGAATGGAAGATCCAAGTTCAGTTTTATAAAGAAGAAGAGGAATTGAGTATGTGTTTCCTGTATTATAAATCAAGTCATCTGCAACAGGACGTGGTTTAACACCGTTATCAAGTTTATACTTATCACCTCTACTATGAAACCTAAGAAGTTTCTCTGCATGATGGCGATTAATTAGATAGCAAGCAGTAGAGAAATCATTTACAAATCTCTTGTGCAACTTAACATGAATATCTCCTGTACAGATAATAGCAATTTGTACCACATCCCAATCATAAGGAATGTGTGCATAGAAATCATCCCAAGTAAAGTTCCAGAACCTCACCAAATCCAAATTACAATCATCTTCCATGATGATTGCATAAGGACTATCAGATGTTTCCATCCAATGTTTAATTGCTTTTAAATGAGAAGTAATGCATCCAATTTCGCCAGAAGTCATCATCTCAGGATATCTTCCAGAAACAATATCACTCAGATCATCTTCACGCCCATCATATGCAGAGATGCGTGTGTAATTTTCAATCTCCCAATACTTAAATTGATCTTCCATATACTCTTTTCTTTCTGGTTGACCATCAAGATTTAAGTAATAAATTGGACCAATACCTTTAACTTTATATGCAGATTTATTCCTATCAAATAGTTCAGACATAATTAATTACTATTTTTTAAGATAAACATCATTTAAAAAGTTTTCTGGAACCTTATCCCATAAGGTTGGCATAAAAACTTCTGCTTTACATCCGCCAAACCACCAAGAACATTCGGGAAATGTACTACCAAATGTTGCATATAATTTTTTATGACATTGGGATAACAAATACATTTCAATAAATGCTTCTTGAGTTTGTGTAATGTCATCCAAACCACCGTCATCTCTGATTACATCAACACTTCTTGGATATGTAATTATTTGATCACTGAATTTATTCACAAAATAATTAGTCACATTAATATTATCTGTAGCCAAAAAAATCTTTTGATCTGGACCAAGATTTTCAATCTCTCTTTCATATCCCTCAAAATCTACCCACACACTTCTGCTGCCATCACCGTTTGGAGGTAGAAAACTTCTAATATTTACCCCCACCATATTATCCTTGTTCCAGTCTTGGGTAAAATCATCTATAATTTTTTTAATTTCTGGTCTAATTTTTATTTTTTGGAATATTGGCAAATACTTATCAATAAAATATTGTGGAATTTTATTGTAAAATTGATCTATTGTTTTGTAATTATCAATATATTTTTCTTCTTCTTCATCAACAAGAAGTCTCCAAACTGATCCAGTAGAAGGATACTTTTGAAAGTCTTCTTCTGTTGCCAACTCAAAATTTTCAAACAAATGAATGTCTGTGGGTTTTTCAATTTTTATAGTTTCATATCTTGCCATATGAGAAACATATGACTTAATTCTATTACCTAAAGCCGCAGATCTTCCAACAACAAATGTACTCATTTCACTAACTCCAATGATACCCATTCTTTAAGATTAACTTTAGGTTCCCATCCAAAAACTGTTTTTATTTTATTATTATCCGCAAGAGTTGTTCTTGCTTCTCCATCTCGTATGGGTATATTTATATGATTGTCTGAAATCATATGAGCAATTTCATTGATGGAATAATTAAAAGCATTTCCGACATTATATATTTGCCCGTAATATGCGTCTTCAATATTGGTAATTGCAGAAAGAATATTTGCATTTACAACATCTTGGACATGAACAAAATCTCTACGTTGAAGACCATCACCAACAATTGTGAGAGGTTCTCCTGCATTACGTTGACGGAGAAAAATACCAATTACAGGAGCATATTGTCCTGTAGTAGGAGAGCGTTCACCATACACATTAAAGTATCTGAAGATAACTGTCTTAAGACCATACAAATTTGTATACATCTTACAGAGTTCTTCTCCAGAAACTTTAGAAACAGAATAAGGATTCAAACAATCATTAGGGTCAGTTTCTACATTAGGAAATTTATTGAGGCCATACGCAGAAGAGGTTGAAGAATAAATTACCTTCTTAACTCCTGCTTCTCTTGCACACTGAAGAACGGTGCAAGTGCCAACAGCATTTTTGTTTACAGCATTAATTGGATTTTCAATAGCAGGTTGAAGTCTAGATTCTGCAGCAAGGTGAAACACATAATCTACCTTATCATATAGATCTCTAGTAAACTCATAATCACAAATATCTAGTTTGTGATTATCTGCTTTTAAGTTCCAATAAAACTTCTCATTACAATCTGCAGTCTCATTGTCAATAACGACAACTTCCCAATTCATATCGACCAATCTGTCTACAAGATTTGATCCAATAAATCCTGCTCCTCCAGTTACAAGTGCTTTCATTTTAAAGATTCGCAAATTTTATTTTTAAGTTTAGTAGTAGAGTATTCGTGGCTTCTATCAACAAAAACAATACTTATGTCAATATCTTTTCCAGTATAAGATCCATCATTATAATCATCACCAAGAAATCTAATGTCATAATCTCCAGACTCAAGATACCAAAGAAAAGTATCTTCAGCCTGATACACAACGATATCATCAACGTACCTAATTGCTTTTAGAATTTCTTTTCTTTCTTCAACAGTTTGCACTGGTTTAAGTTTATTTGGTCTTGCAAAAGAAGGATCTTCATGAAGTGCAACTGTCAAATGATTACAATGCAATTTAGCATCCTTAAACATACGGATATATCCAGGATGAATTACGTCAAATGCGCCTGCAATAATACCTTTTTTCAGTGGAATAGTTTTCTTCCACTCTTCAACATCAATACCTTTATCATCAATAAAAATATCTGCTGTTGGTTTACAAAACATTGGAAATAGTTCGTGGTACTTATACCCCCAATCATTAAGTTGTTTCGTGGTTAGTTCTGTATGATCAATACCAGATCCCTTTCCCCTAGCAGTTTGCATAATGATATGGTTTCCTTCATCATATAAGCGATTGACCTGCTCAACCATGAATGGTATTGGTCTGGCATTCAGATAATCAGGTTTTCCCAATTCATTATTAGGTGTGTCACATAAAGTCCCATCAATATCAAAACAATAAATCATACTACTCCATGAAGAAAGATTTGATGGACACATTCAACAATCCCATAATCCCTACTATCAATATGATAGTCCCATAGAGCAGTATTAGCAATACTTCTTGCTTTATTTGTGGCACTAAATCCAGTAAGAATTCCATAGGAAGTTTTATTAAATTCGCACCACTTAATACAATTAAGAATATTCTTTGATTCTCCACCAGAACTAATTAAAATGCATAAAGTTTCTGGTGTTGCATAATATTCAAGAAACTTTCGATAAGCATTCTCCATTCCAAAATCATTGATAAAACAAGTTAACATTGATGGATCAGAAAATACAAGAGAATGCTTATTATGAAACTTTACATAATCTTGAGAAATATGAGAAGCAACAGAATTGCTCCCACCATTACCGAGAATGATAATATTTTGATGGGCATTAAATGCAACTTGAAATTTTTCAAATTGCTCTTCAATATGCGCTCCCTGAAGGGCTTCAATATAATTCAAAAAGGGATTCATCATGCTTTCTTCTTAAGGCAGAAATAAATGCTATTGCCCATATCTTGATGGTTACGAAACATTGCATTACCAAAAAGATATCCAAAAAATACTCCTCTAATATTAGCAACAACTCCTTGAGGTTTTTCTGGATGATGAGGGTGCTCAAGTCCTGCAGGAGCGGCAGGCCAATTTGGATCAATTGCCAACTCAAATCCATTATCAAAAAGAATATTAATCCACTTTGCTGGATTAAACACTGACTGATGCCTACTAATCAACTTGCCATCAAGATATCCAACATCATCACGAACTACTGCAATTGAACAACAAAGAACTCCGTCATCTTTCAAATGATTCTTAATATTACTAAAGAACATTTCAAGATCTTCTTCGGCAATATGTTCAATAACTTCCCATGTTGTAATCAAATCAAATTCTACTTTTTCGTTCTCATCATACAACTGATAAGGCTTAGTAAGATCTACAGTAAATAAGTTCTTATCACCATACCTATCCCAGTTATGCTTTCCTGCACCTTGTTTTCTTGCTAGAGGAGACCCTTCAAGTCCTACTGCATAATCTCCCATTGAAATAAAATCTGCAATTAGTTGTCCACCAGCACAACCAAGATCCATTACCTTAAGTGGGGACTTTTTAAAATACTTTTTAATTGCCTCAATATATTCAATATCAGTAGTATTGTCATTTACGGTTCCAACTGGCGCAATATGATCTGGAGAATCTAATGCAGCAGGATAATCTGTTTCTAATCTAATCATAATTTTTTACCTTTTACACCATCAGGGGATACATTAATTTTAACTGAAGAATACGGTAATGTCAATTTATCCTTTTCTGAAAAGGTTAAAAAGAACCCACCATTACCTGCGCCGCAAAGTTTGTGTGCAACCACAAGCGGACTATTTAGTAAATATTCATCAATCGTTTTTATCATAGGATTTTCATTAATTGAAGAGCTTGTTTGTTTCTTTTGCTCCCAACTTTTGTTTAAATGAAATAAAAATTCATCATAATTTTTTTGAAGAAGGCAATCATATGCGACTTCAAGAGTGTCAAGAAGTGGTGGAATTTTATCAAGATTGTCACTTACATCTTTTAATACATTTTTTGAATTTCTTGTTATTCCAGTAAATACTAAATGTGCATCATAATTTTTAAAAAGTTCTGTAGATTGAAAATCATATTTTACAATTCCACCTCTTTGAAACTCAATCCTTTTAAATCCACCAATACCACATCCATATGGATCTTGATATCCACAATAAGGATTGAATTCTCTTTCTAATTGATATGCAAGAGTACAGATCTCAATATCGGTCATATTAAGATCTTTAAACATAGAAACACACTTAATCAAATTGATAAGATATGACGAAGATGATGCCAAACCACTTCCTTGAGAATATGCATCACTTGTCATACTCACATTTAAGGGGTGACATCCAAAATGATTTAAAACAACTCTGACCAAATCATTTTGAATATCGTCAATATATTTTGTTTCTTCACGTTTTGAATAATTTACAATATACTTACCTCCTTGCATATTGTATCCAAACTTATCTTCGTGCAAAGAAATATAAGTTTTTAAATCACAAGTAAAACTAATTACAGCACCATATCCATACTTTTCAACAAAGTATGGATTATCTGTTGAACCGCCAAATAAAGAAACCCGAAGAGGGCAAGAGGAAACATACATTAAATTACAATCCAGTTATCTACATAAACATCTTTAGTATCTTTATCAGCATATGCAGGCCCAAACCACATTTTAGGAGCAACTACTTTTTTGTTTGAATTTTTAATCAACCAAGCACCCCACCAACTCATACTACTATTAGCTATTATAGCATGTGAGCATAAGGACATCAAGCACAAATCAGAATATGGAGTGTAAGAGCCATCTTCATATTTGTCTACTGGTTCAGAAACAAAAAATCTATCGCTAGCAAAAAATTCTTGTTCATTTACCCATTCAGGAGAATCAGAAAAAACAATAACAGGTTGATTATCTTCAAACTCTGCAAGTGCTTTTTCATAGTATTCTATTGGTTGAACAGGATGTTGATCCGAACAATTCACATATGCCCATTTGAACCCACGAGGATCAACCAGATTTGGATCACCACGGCGGACATGAAGCATGATGGGTTCCTGACCATCAAACTGTTGCATAAATTCTTTGCATGGATCCAAATGCTCATCAAGAAATGCAAAATCTTTACAAATCTCATCCGAAATATGTTGAAAATATTTTTCAGATTGAAAAAATCCATGAAGACTTACATCATCTGGACATTTGTTAAAGAGTTCATCATCAAAATGAAAGAACCTTTCCTGAACATAATTCAAATCTTCACGATAAGCAAGATTATTTTCCTTTACAGATTCTAATTTAAAGCATTTATGAAGACTATAATTTTCAATCCCCTCCATATCAAATGGAGGAATGCACCATTCATATCCATGCTTTGCAGCAATCCCACGAACAGTGGCATACTCAAACATTTGATTTCCAAGCCTTCCAAGATTTCCAATATAATTAAATGCTAGCATATTTCTTAAGGTAGGTTTGATTTGAATAATATTCTTTAAGTTGTTCTTTATTCATTTGCTGAAGAGAATTCCACAATTCAAAATTTTGCTCCATATATGGATTACCTTGAATTGAGGCTGGCCAAGAGTTGGGACCACGACTATGTTCTAAATGATAAATCCAATTATCAATTCTTCCTACATTATAACCCAAAGTTGTAAATCTAAAAAATCTTTCTTTATCTTCAGGAGATGATCCTCTAAAGTTTTCGTTTTCCATTCCTCCTTCAAAATAAGAAGAACGTTTGAAGAATTGCACCCATCCAAAATCAGAAGAACTAACTTGAGAATTTTTGTCAAGAATGGAGAAATTAAAATCTTCATTCAAAAATTCAGAAACAATATCATCATTTACATTAACTTGCTTCTGATAGTTACCATTTCCATAAGGATAGACAACATCGCATGTTCCATTTAGAATTGATTCATATGCATTTACATATGTCTGAACTGGCATTAAAACATCACAATCATAATTAATAACAACATCAGTTTTAACCATCGCAAGCATCTCATTTAGAATATGCATACGATAAAAAACAGGATCATCTGATTTTTCAAATATATGAGTTATATGCGAATCTCTACCTAAAAACTCTTGAATTTGCGGAACAACTTCTTTTACAAAAACTGAAGAATTATCTACTTCTTTTATAATAATTTTAGTATCAAAGTTACCCAATAAGAAGCAAAGAAGAGTGATTATATTTCTCATCCTATCTGCAGATTCTATCCTCAGAGGAATAATAAAAGTAGCATTTGAAAGATCAATCATTTGGATATTCCCAATTCTCAAAAAAATCTTTATGTTTTTCTTGAAGATATTCTAACTCACTTTGAATAAATTGCCAAGCAGATCCATCACCTTCAATGACAATATCATATTGAGATTCGAGTTGAGCAGAAACTCTATCATCACGAATTCTACTTGTGGTTAAAATGTCATTCAATATTGCTGGCATTCCATATTTCATTCGCAATTGATGATACCATTCATGATCAATTCCCATCATAATATTAACATCAAAATAAACTTTTGAATCATTTCTAATCGTAACATTAGTAGGAGCACCTATTAAGTTATTACCAACTAAAAGATGATCTGGATACTCTGGTTTTTTATCATTGAAAAAAGTTTTTCCATCATGAGTATGATTAAATCCATTAATTAGCCATTTCTTTTTTGTAGAATCCAAAGTATTCACAATTTTTTTCAATGCATCAGTATCTACAAAAAAATCATCATGGTGAAGTATTTTAATATATTCACCACAACAATGATCCATTACAACATTTGCATTTTTAGTTGGCACTCCTCTTCCATAAAAATTTTTAATATAAACAATTTTCATACGTGAAGAATATTCTTCACATAAATTTATTAAATCATTAGATATAGAATGATCAGATACTACAACTTCATAGTCAACAAAAGTTTGAGTTAAAATAGAATCAAAAGATTGTTTAAGATATTGAACTCCTGCATGATCTTTTGCGTATGCAGGAATTGCAATTGATACCTTTACAGAGTTTTCCATCTTGCTGGAATCAAATCAGTTGTTTTTACATCTGATGCAGCAGGCCCATACCATTTCTTAGGAGCAACTACATCATTTGATCCAGATAACCATGCACCCCACCAACTAAATGAACTATTTGCGATGATGTGATGAGAACATAATGTCATTAAACACATATCAGAAAGATTCCAACCACTTTCAGATACCATGAATCTATCTGAAGAGAAAAATTTATGGTTCATACACCAAGAAGGATCGTCAGAAAAAACTAGTACTGGCAGATTATCATCAAACGTTTTAAGTGCTGCATCATAATAATCAAAGTCGCAAGGAGGATGATACTTAGATTTCTCAAGATAATCAGTTCTCCTGACATGAAGAGAAATAACTTTGTCAAATGTAAAAGCTCTCTTACATGGATTTAATATTGAATCCTTAAATTTAAAATCTTCACGAATACTATCTGAAATATTTTCAAAATATTTTTCTGTTTGGAAAAATCCAAATAAACTTACATTGTCTAAACAGTTATTGACATATTCTTCACTATAAACGTGTGAATGGTTTTCATCTTCCCTATAATATTCAGAAGAAGCAAATCCTTTGTTCTTTAGATTAGGGAGATCAAATGCTTCATAAAGTTGATGTTGATTCCATTGATCATGAAATACTGTTTCTGGAATCATAAAATCATATCCATGTTTAGCAGCAATACCCCTAAGAGCAGCATACTGAAACATTTGATTTCCAAGTCTTCCGTTTTTTCCTAAGTGGTTGTATCCAATCATAATTAATCCTCTAATGTAATTCCTGGGGGTAGTCTATAATGAAATCCAAATGGAATAATTCCTTTATTTTCTGAAACTTCTGTCTCATATGAAAATTTAGCAGCAAGTTCAACATTTGGAAACTTGCATCCTTGTTCAATGAATAGATGGCGATTGTGAACACAAATATTACCATCTTCGGCAAAATTATTTGCATTAAAGTGTTTATAGAAATCACCTTTAGTACAATCAAATGGAATTTCTATCTTTAATGGAACTTCTAAAAGTTTTTTACTACGAAGAGAGAACCCACCATTTCCAACTCGTATGTGCTCATTAAATGGAGTTAAGTAAGAATTTTCTTGATAAGGCCATGGAGCACCAATATAATCATATTCTAAAAACTCATCAGTCCATGCATTTGGATTTATAACAAATGCATGGTCCTGAATAATTAAAACAAAATCCGTTTCTACATGACGATGTAAATCGTAAAGTATATACTTACTATATTGGTTAATATCCGTAATTGGATATACCATTTCTTCAAGTTCAATACCATCTAACGATAATTCATTAGTATATTTTGATATTATCTCATTTGAAGTAACTAACTTTATTGCTCCAAATTTAATATGTTGAGTACTGGTATGAATTGCCTTGATTGTTCCATCTATTCTATTCGTATTATCAATAGCAAGTAAAGTTACTCTCGGTAAATTAATCATCTTTGTAAGCATCCATAAAGTTATTAATAATACTATCAATATAATCAATCATTTTATCATTAATTGTTGGGGAACATCCAAGAAAAAATACTTTATCTAGTACTTTATTTGCCTCTGGATATTTAGATGCATCGTCAAGATGCGAATATCCAGGATGAAGAAGAATATTTCCAGCAAAATAATTGCGAGTTTGAATTTTATTTGCTTCAAGATAAGAAACTAAAGATATTTTTAATTTCTTATTATCACAAATAATAGGAACTCCAAACCAACTTGTTTCAGATTCCTTTCTTTCATTTACAACTCTAACGCCGGGAATTTTTTCAACAATATTTTGAATCTTAAGTTTATTATTTCTACGAATATTGTGTATCTCTTCAAACTTAATAAGTTGAACAGAACCAACAGAACCCTGAAGATCAAGGGGCTTTAGATTGTATCCCATATTTGAGAAGACATACTTATGATCTACGACATCTTCATAGTTTTCCAACCAAGTATCAAATCTCTTTCCACAAACTCCATTAGAAAGAAGATTTTGTTGACCAACACAATAGCAACCTCTTCCCCACCAAGCAAAACTACGAGCAAGATCTACAATTTCCTTATTATTTGAAGAAACCATACCACCTTCAATCGTGCAGATATGGTGAGCAGGATAGAAAGAACAAGAAGCAGCAATTGCAAAATCAGTTATATATTGCCCATTCCATTTACTACCAAGACTATCACAATTATCTGCAATCAGTTCAATATTATTTGTCTTACAGATATCTACAATCTTATCAATGTCATAAGGATTGCCAAGAACCGGAGAAGAAATCACTGCTCTCGTTCTATTAGTAATCTTTGATGCAACTTGCTCCAAATCCCAATTCAAATCCTCCCAATCAATATCAACAAAGACTGGTTTTAATCCACACTGAGCAATAGGAGCAACTGTAGTAGCAAAACCACAAGCACAAACAATAATTTCATCTCCATCTTCCCATCCAAAATACTTTTTAAGAGCAGCAAACATTACAAGGTTAGCAGAACTACCAGAGTTCACCATTACTGAGTGCTTAAAGTTAAACTTCTTAGAGAATTCATGTTCAAACTTATTGACCTTTTCACCCGAAGATAACCACTTACCTTTCAGCACAGAATAGATTAATTCTCTTGCCTCAAGATCATCCCAATAAGGGCCAGAATAATAAACACTATCCTTTCCAGCAACAAATTCTTTTTTGTTTGCTATGAAAGGAAAAATATCAGTATCAATCTCTTTTGCAGATTGAATAAAGCTATCAATTAATTGGTACATAATTCGTTAATAATTTTTTTGGTGGAGATTGTTTGAGTAAATCCTAATTGATTTAATTTAGTCGTATCAAGCCAAAAATCTTTTGCCTGAACAATTTTATGAAACTCTGGTGCTTCTTTATATTTGATTTGAGATGTAGAGTTAAGACACTCTTTTGCTGTTTCAATTATAGCACCTATAGTAGTTGGTTGTCCACTACCAATATTATAAATTTCATTCAAGTTGCCTTTATCGCACACCAATTTAATTGCAGAGCATACATCATTAACATGCATAATATCTCTGATTGGAGTTCCATCATCGTATAGATAAACATCTTCATCTTTCTTCAAAAGTTCAATCATATAACTCAAAGCATTTTTCTTTGATGAAGATTTTCCATCACCAACTCCCATAACATTACAAAGTCTCATAATTCTATAATTAACTTTGTAAGTTCGGCAGAAAGAAATTAGAAGATCTTCCGCTGCCTTTTTGGTGATTGAATAAAACCCAGTTGGATTGCAGTGATAAATTTCTTTTGCAGGTAGTTCTGTTTCTCCATAAACAAACCAAGAACTAATAAAATTAAAGGTAATATCTTCTTCTCTACAATAATCTAATACTTCACAAAGAACTTTTAAATTTGTTTCAACATCCAAAGTTATATTTGTATGGATATTATAATTGTCCACTGTAGAGATAAGATATAAAATTTCTTTTGTTCTTGGTTTTCTTTCTTCTCTTTCTTGTCTCACAATCAAATCGGGATAGAGGTTGCAGAACCTACTACCTACAAATCCCGATGCACCATATACGCTAATCATGCAATCCTTTTATTCTTAAACAGAGCATCACCACCTGCACAATCAACAAAGGGAAATGTTGCGAGAAGATCAAAATTTTCTGAAAGCATTTCAATAATGCCATCAAGATAAATCTGATCCTTGTACATTTCTTGATTATAATATTCAGTGTAAACATAATCAATATTTGAATATGTTTCTTTCATTCCAGAAAGAACTTCTCTTTCAGCACCTTGAGTATCCATCCAGATAAAATCAATATGATTAATATGATATTCTTTACAGAAAGAATCTAAACTTCTACCTTGAGCCTGGACTGTTTGATCAAACAGAATGCCAGGGTACATAGATGCTTGGTCAATTGGATCATGAATAGATCCAGAATATCTACCAACCTCATAACCCTCACCAGGACATCCTAAAGTTCTGGATCGTTTAAAGGTGATAATCTTATCTTCTTCACATATTGCATATGGATGAAAAATATTTCTTTGGTCCAGAATAATATCATCATTTAATTCATCTACACAGTTTTTTGTTCCAAGAACTGTCAGTGCTTTAATATTAACTGGTTCTGGATCAAATGTGTATAGTTTAAGATTGTCTCCAAAGGTATTGAGAAAATTTCTTGTATCTCTTCCATCGGCACATCCAATTTCAAAAATTACAACTTCTTCTTTTTCCCCAATCAATTGTTTAATTTGGTCGTGAGTAATTGCCATGATCTATTCTCCTAAAATTCTTTTTTGAAATTGAAACTGATTTAATAAATTTTGCAATGCTTGAGTTTTAATTTGATTGTATTGAACTCCAATATCACCTTTCATCCAAGGGAGAGTATTGCTAGCATTTTTATAATGAAAAATAAATGCATCCTGAAGAAGATTATCGTCAGTTTCAAACTTTAGAAAATCAACAAACGTTGGTTTAGGGAAATTATTTTCTCCAGCAACTTTCATGATTGTATCAAAGTTATTATATGCATATTCCCAATAGTTTTCTCTTTCCTTTTGATGAGGGAATGTTCTTAGATTAGATTCTTGATAGTCTCTAATATTAACTTCTCCCCGATCAAAATCAGCAAACATTTGAGCGCACCCGTTTAAACTAATTTCATATGGGGGATTAATATCAACGAGAACTCCCCACTGATCAATGTACTTAGTTTTCAGTTTATCTTCATATTTTTGAAGATAATGATAAACTTCGCCACCAACATCAACAGCAATATTCTTAACTTCACCATATCCCCAACTAATTTCTTCGGGATTTGGCATCTCATATGGTTTAGCCATCACAAGACCATTCCAGGGATATTTAAATGCTATGTTTCCCCTATTATTTTCATCTTTATATTGATTGGTATATCTATATGATGGAACATATGCAAAGTTATGTTCTGCCATTTCTTCATTCAAAGAAATATCTCTAATAAAAAACATATCAGAATCAATAATGACTGATAGACAATCATTCTTTGCGATATAATTTTTCCATCCCCAGGTATATGAATATGCACAAGCAATGTTTCCATTAAGGTAACTATCACCATCGAACATTTTTACACCATTCATATATTGAAGTTCTGGGTCCAATTCTACACGAATGCATTGAATGCCCAGACTTTCACATATATCATTAATTTGACCTATTTTATTTTCATCAAATCCACCATCTCCACCTGGTCTTTCATTATTAAAGACAATAAACTCATAGTCATCCTTAACGTGACGTTTGATTGCCTCATACTGAAGTTTGATAAAATCAGGACGGTTATGAGAGTAAGTGTAAATTTTCATGATCATTTTCCTCTATAAAATTCATTATTTTTTTTATATTCCTGATATTCAGATTTGCAGTCACTTCCAATCATTAGATTACCATCGCGGTCTAACCAATTCCATTCGTCAACAATTGAATCGTCAGGCCTCCACCATCCATCAGATATTTTCCAATCAAACCAATACTTAGGAGCAATAACTGAGCAATCTTTATTTGTCCAAACAGGCCAAAATGCAAATGTAGATGAAGAAATAATAGCATTTTTAGCAGTATTAAGAATAGAATAATCAACTCCAACTGGACCGCCAGGATACCTATACCACCCTATACTTCCCTGATATGGATCCTTTTCATCCATCAAAGCAGATCCTACAACTTCTGCAAATGGAATAAACTTCATTGCATGTTCTGCATCATCAGTTACAACAACAAACTTCATATTTGGATTTTTTTCTCGCATTCTAAATGCAGCATTATGATAATATTCTGGAGGAACCCAAGATGCTCCAGTCAAATAATCACCACCACGAAATTGAATTACGCAAATGTCATCGGAAGAATAATCAGTGATTTTATTATCATATTGTAACCAATCAATGATTTTATCACGCTTATCATTGATATAAGACATCTTTTGAAAGCACCCTTCAATCTTAGTATTATCCTGAAGATTGTCCCAAAGATTTTTATCAAAAAACATTGCATCGTGTCCTCCCATATGTGGGGGATATGGATCTATACGTTCTTTGTAATAATTAAGAATTCCATCTGGAAGACTTGTAGGAGGACCTCCCTCTGGGCCCGTTCCTCCATTGACTTCTTCACCAAAATAAAAATCCTTCATAAAGGCACATGCCTTAAATGGATTTGATTTTTTTACTCCCCACTTATATCCATGACGGTCAGCAACAATTCTAGGAACAATAAGATTCCATAATTGATTACCAAGTCCAGATCCACTATAAATTTCAGAAACAATCATTTTATTAAATATGCATATTTTTCTTTATTTTCAACTAGATATTCTGGAAAAGAATCGTCAATAGAAACAGTTTCATATGATGTATAGTTTCTTCCAAATGGATCTAAGTTATTTTTAACCTGAGAGATATTATTTTTTATTTGATCAGTATTAAGTTCTGGATGAGATGAGCACTCTATTTTCTTGATTAATCTATCTTCAACAGAAATACCTTCACTTCCAACATAACTCCAGTGCCAACCACCAGGATTTATAATGAAATTTTCAATGTCATCACGATTATTTCTAAGTTCTGTCATTGAATATTTTTCAAGTAATGAAAATCCAAATAACTTAGATCCAAACCATTTTCCTGGCATACCAAAATCTCCAGTCATAGATCTGATTGTACCAGATACTTCTTTTAGATTGAGATAAGATATGTAGTTATCTTGAGCAAACTGATATATGCCACTATCTTGAAAATATGTGCGTATGTCACCAATTGCTTCTGGATTTGGAACTTCGTCAAGATCGCTCCAAATAATTATATCATCCTCATTACAAACTTCCAATAAAATATTTTTAATATTATCTTTTTGGTAAGTATCTCTTTGCTGAGCTTTAACTCTAGTATTATACTTTACTCCATATGTATCAAGTTGATCGTCACTAATATCTTCTACAATATTGTGAATAATTTTGTGATTAAACTTTTCAAATTTATCTTTATTATTTGAATAATAAAGTTCCTTTTCTGCTCCTTGAAATGTTTTAGTAGATTCGCTGATTACAAAATAATCAACGTAGGGATCTAAAAGATTTAATCTTATTTCTAATAAATCAAGTTCATTAAAGAATGGGAATACATCAAATATTTTCATAGTCTTTTCTCATTTCATTGAATACTTTAGCAATACCGGTCTCAATTGAAGTCTTTGGTAACCACCATTTATTAATATACATATCTGGACGATTCTTTTTATCCATTTGGACTATATCCTTTTCTTCTGATGGTTTAATTTTGACATCATATTTATTAATTAAATTAAATTGTCCTTTAATAATCTGAGCTATATCCAAAATTTTAGTTGGGTGAAAACTAGTAATATGAAGATTATCTTCGCAAGTGAAGTCTGTATAGTTTTCCATAATTGATTCAAGTGCTTCACAACAATCTTCGGCATAAAGAAACTCACGTTCCTCTTCACCATCAGTAAGCATGTCAATTACACCAGTTTCAAATCCCTTACGAATAAAGTCTGTGATAACATGCGATTTCTCATGATCATTTTCAACACCATAAACATTCCAAAACTTTACAATAAGTCCATTTAAAGATTTGGTATAAAGTTCTCCAACTTTTTTTAGAACTCCATATGGAGAGTAATTCATATTACTCATTTGAGATGATGCAAAAATAAATCTCTTATTATACTTTTGAAGAAGTCCAAAAGCATTAGTCATCAAACGAGTATTGTTATTAATAAATTGAAAGGTGTGTTGATACTTCTTAAGATAACGAGAACCGCCAACATCAAAAGCCAAGAAGAATACAAAATCAGAATTCAAAATTCTTTCATCAAGAAGAGGATTAGGAATCAATGTGAGATCTTGATCTTCTCCGTTTACAATATCAAATTCTGTTACTTCGTGTCCCTTATTACGAAGATATTCTGTTAAATAAACACCAATTTGTCCACCAGAACCTAGAATAGTTATTTTCATTTGTTTTTAATTTGCTCAACAATCCAAAAATAAGTTTTAGCAATACCTTCTTCCAAACTTTGAGAATAATCCCAACCAAGTTCTTTACGAACTACATCATTATTTGAATTACGTCCACGAACTCCAAGAGGTCCATCAATATGATTTTTTTCTACATCTTTACCTGCAACTTTTGCAGCAGTCTCTACGAGTTGATTGATAGTGACCATTTCTTCTGAACCAATATTTACTGGTCCAATGAAATTAGAATTCATCATTCTACGGGTTGCTTCGATACATTCATCAATGTAGAGGAATGAACGTGTTTGTTTTCCATCTCCCCACACTTCAATCGTTCCACCTACATCAGGAAGTTCTGCAACTTTACGGCAGATAGCTGCAGGTGCTTTTTCCCTACCACCAGTCCAAGTCCCTTCTGGTCCAAAAATATTGTGGTATCTAGATACACGTACAGGAATACCATAGTTACGATGATAAGCAAAATACAGACGTTCCGAAAAGAGTTTCTCCCATCCATATTCGGAATCTGGGTTTGCTGGATATGCGGATTCTTCACGGCAATCGGGATTATCAGGATCTAATTGATTATGTTCTGGATACATGCAGGCAGATCCAGAATAGAAAATTTTTGTGAAATTCTTTCCAAGAAAATCATTAAACTTACGAACTGATTCTAATACATTCAGATTAATCGTAACTGAATTATGCATGATGTCTGCATCATTCTCACCAGTGAAAACAAATCCAGCCCCACCCATATCGGCAGCAAACTGATAGATCTCATCAAATCCTTGAAGATAACGTGAAGGAACAAAATTATAAAAGTTCCCACGGTCTCCTTTATATTGAATTACTCTTTCCACAAAAGTAACATCTCTCAAATCTCCAAGCACAAATTCGTTTGCTTCGGTAGAAGAATACTCAGGATACTTAAGATCTACACCACGTACCCAATATCCTTCGGAACGCAGTCTTTTAACCATATGACTTCCAATGAAACCACCAGCACCAAGGACAAGTGCCTTCTTAACATATTGACTCATAAATCAATTGATTAGTGTATGTACTATGTATTATACTAAAAAAGGAGAGTTTATGCAACTCTCCCCTCAGGTCTACCAGGCTCGCCACCAATTTTTTAACTGGAAATTGGAAACCAGGCGGCAGTTATCCCCACCCGCACCACTTGCTCTTTGGGAAAGCAAGAAACCAAATAGGGTCAAATTTGACTCCACCAGTACTGTTAAAGTCCATCCGTGACTGAGGGGGTTTCCCGACCAGGGCTAGTTTATAGTCATACCGAGACTATTGATCCCACCATTCAATATCATTAGGATCCATATAGCAAGGTTGATCAGTTAACCATTTCGCGTATTCAATATCTTCCATTGCAGTAGAACACTGCATAGAATTATCAAACAAATAAACGTCATGCCACCTTTTAGTATAATGATCTTGCATTTGAAGACGGAAATCAGGTTTACCGTTGAGTTCAATAATACCCTTTTCCACAAAACGGAATCCTTCACGTTCAAGAAGAACTTTAGGAAGTGTGGTTGTCATACTAATTCTACAGTTTCAAGATCTTGAGCAAGACATTCAATTAGAATGTCATAATTATCTAAAGGATCCTCAGAGAATACTACACCTTCATTTTGATAGTAACGGCGAACCTTTTTGTAAAGTTTCGGATTCTTTACATCTAGATAAAAGTCACCATTAGTAGCACCACGAAGAGTACTAATATCTTTTTTGAATTTAGCAGCGAGAGTCATTGTTTTGAATGTTGACTTAGTAATTATAGGAGAAATGAAGTTGAAAGTCAAGAGAGACAGTTGGTTATCTGTCTGATGCTCGTTGTGGGAATCTAACCCACCTTCGGCGCTTTATGAGAACGCTGCATTCAAACAGATTGCTAAACGAGCGTTTGTAGAAACTCTCCCCAACTGCCACCATAATGAAATATATTGTGGCAATTATGGCAAAGAAGGTCGCATTTATCAACTTCTTCCTTGATTGTTTCCCATTTTCTATTAGCAAAAGATCTCCCATCAAGTTTTAATTCTTTTTGAGAAGGATCTCTGTGATGAAAGCATAGAGTTGCAGGTCTATCTTCACCACATTGCCGACACTTACCACCTTTATATTGGAGAGCTTTCCATTTATTAGAATATGCTCTCTCTTTTTGTTCGGTATAAGTGTTTCTATTCATAACACAAGGATCATTTCTGTAACGCCACTTTTGACGGCAGGTTTCATTACAATAAAGTTTTGCTCTCCCACCTTTTCTTTGGTGTTGTGGAACTTCTTTATTACACGATTTACAGTTAATCATTTGTGTTATGAAGATATACATACACCTATTTATAAAATAAATGCATTCGCTATTCGCGAATAGCGAATAGAAGTACGAGTGCCTGGATTCGAACCA